AAGATGGATGCAGAAATGCGTCAACAAGCAGCAAGGATGCTTATGAGATGAGTAAGAAAACTTACATTCATGTTAACGGCAAACTTGTTGAAAAATCGGAAGCAATAGAATCTCATTCTGTGAATTTGATGAAAGATATAGAGCCATATCAGAATATGAAAGATTTTGGTTGGATTACGTCAAGATCACAGCATAGGGAGTTTTTGCGTAAAAATAACTTTATTGAAGTAGGGAATGAACAAAACCATATATTAAAATGACAGAAAATTTAGAACAGCTAGAAAGCACTCAAGATTCTGCGCCAACAAGCCCAGAAGCTACTAATGAGTCAGCATCAGAGACAGTTCGTGAGACATTGAACAGAGTGTTGGCTAATCAGGAAATACCACAAGAAGAAACAGCCGAAACTCCACAAGAGACAGAGGAAGTAGAAGAAGAAGCAACAGAAGAAACTGAAGAAGAAGTTGCTGAAACAGAGGTCGAAGAAAAAGCAGAGGAAGAAGAAAAGCCCTTAGAAGCTATTACACCTCCACAACATTGGCCAAACGATTTTAAAGATCAGTTCAATCAAATGGATGCTACAGGTCAGCATTTATTTATGAAAAGATATAAAGAATTAGAAGGTGACTATACCAAAAAAACTCAAGGTGTAGCTAAATACCGAAAAAGACAAGAAGCCCTTGATGAAATTATGAAGCCTTATTTGGCTGATTTTCAAAGAGCAGGGATGGATGAGATTGGTGCTGTAAGACAATTATTTGCAGCCCACGATTATTTGCGTAAAGACCCTAAACAGGCGATCCAATGGTTAGCTAAAAATTATGGGGTAGATATTTCGGAAGTCGGATTAGACACAGCCGAAGATGATTACGCAGACCCACAAGTGAAAGCATTGCAACAGCAAGTAGCCCAGTTACAAGGTTTTCTAAATCAACAACAACAGACACAAATGCAAAGTGTTCAGCAAGACACACAGTCAATGATCGACAAATTTGCAAGTGCTAAAGATGCCAATGGCAACCCTAAACATCCACACTTTGAAGAAGTCAGGGATAGAATGGGAGTATTGATACAAGGCAACCAAGCACAAGACCTTGAGTCAGCTTATGAGATGGCTATCTACGCAGACCCTAAGTTAAGACAGAGTTTGATGGATAACTATGCAGCGACCAAGACACAGAAAGAGGTTAAGACCGAAGCTGTGAAAAAGGCAAAAAAAGCACAGAGATCAACTGTTAGAGGTAACCCAACACCTGCTGAAAAAGCACTTCCAACTGGTTTGTCTGTAAGAGACACAATTATGAAATCAATTCAACAATTAGAAAATAATGAAAGGGGATAGATTATGGCAAGTCCAAATTTATCGGAAATAATCACCACTACTCTTAGAAACAGATCTAAAAGTTTGGCTGATAACGTAACAAATCATAATGCTTTGCTACGAAGATTAAATGAGAATGGTAACGTATCAACTGTTACTGGTAGACAAATTGTTAGAGAACTTGAGTATGCTTCAAACGGCACAGTTGGGTTCTATTCTGGATATGAGACATTAGATGTTTCACCTTCAGATGTGTTAACAAGTGCTACATTCGACTATAAGCAACTTGCAGGTAATGTAACAATCTCAGGATTAGAGCAAATTCAAAACTCTGGTACTGAAGCTGTTATCAACTTACTTGAGTCAAGAATTGGTGTTTTAGAAAAAACAATGATGAATACATTGTCTACATCACTATATTCTGATGGTACTGGTACTGGTGGTAAAGAAATCGGTGGCTTACAGTTACTTGTAGCAGATGCAGGAACAGGTACAGTAGGTGGTATTAACAGTTCTACTTACACATTCTTCCAAAATGTTCAGACAACAGCAACAAGTTCTGCGTTTAGCACAGCAAATGTTCAAGCAGATATGAATAATATTTACTTGAGTCTAGTTCGTGGCGCAGATAGTCCAGACTTAATTATGGCTGATGCAAATGCCTATAAAGCCTTCTTAGGCTCATTACAGGCTATTCAGAGAGTTACATCTGATACATTAGCAAACTCTGGATTTACAAGTGTTCAGTATCTTAATTCAGACGTGATCTATGATGATGCGTGTCCAACTAATAAGATGTATTTCTTGAATACAGATTATCTAAGATTGGAAGTCGCAGCTAACAGAAACTTTGTTCCTGGCGAAGCTAAGATGAGTGTCAATCAAGATGCAATGGTAACACCTATGTTCTGGTCAGGAAACTTAACTGTTTCTAACAGAGCCTTACAAGGTGTCATTCACGTTTAATTTTAATTAACAAGAAAGGATAAGTTGTTATGGCAATAGCAGCAATTATGGGTATTGACCCAACAGCCGTAGCTGACACAGCAGAATTTAAGCCAGGTCAGTTAGGTGCTATCATCGATTCAGATGGTACAAAAATCTATAAGTACGTTCAGTATGATACTGGATCAGGAAGTGTTGCAGCCACAAGTGGTAATGCAGCATATTACTACACATTAGATGGTTATAAAAATCATCAGGTAACTTCTGATCTATCTGACTCTGTGGAAATAGGTGCAGGGATTTTACAATCAACACCTACTGATGGTCAGTATTGTTGGGTTCAGATAAAAGGCCCTGCAACAATGGCAGCAGCATTAACAGCAGGTGCAGATGGTGATCCATTAACACCAACTGGTTCATCTGATGGAAAGCTAGACGTTACTGCCGATGTCACAAGCCATGTTTGTGCATTTGCAGGAGACATTTCAGATAAAGAAATTATCTGTGATTTTCCTATGTAAATAAAACTAGGGGCAGGGCAACTTGCCCCTTACTAACTAATCTGGAGGGATTTTATGAGTGTAGAACCACAATTTTATGAACGTGAGTTCAATGGAAAGATGCGTGATTTTGTAAGGATCACAATAAAAGGTATGAAAGATGTTTTTGAATGTCCTGTAAGACCAGAAGATTTAACTAGGTTTCCAACTGAATGGGAAGCCTACAAAAAGACAAAAGGTAAGACAAAAGCAAAAGGTACTTCACTAAAAGAATTACCTGCAATGAGTGAGCCAAGAAGGGTAGAGTTAGAACTTGTTGGTATAGAAACTGTAGAGCAGTTAGCAGATGCAGACGTTGAGATATTGCGTAATATTGGTGAGCCTTATGTTGAGTTACAAAGAATTGCAGAGTTGCAGACTAAATCAAAGCCTAAGATAGAAAAAGTACACAAACCACTTAATTTAGGAATACCAGATGAGCCTATTGACGATATGCCAAAACGTAGCTGATTTTACAGGTTTTGAAAGAGAAACAACAATAATTGGTAACACTTCACCGACTGCAAGGCAGTTACTAGCTTTGGCGCAACGTGAAGGCAAACAGTTAATGAGGGCTACTGCATGGCCAATACTATTAAAAGAGCATACGTTTTCTACTGCATCTGGCACACAATCTTATGCTTTGCCGACTGACTTTGATAGGTTTGTTGGTGATACTGCATTTAACAGAACTGATCTTGATAAGTTTACAGGGCCATTAACACCACAGCAATACCAATTAGATAGGCATGGATCAGCAAGTGCAGGTATAACACAAAGGTTTAGGCTTAAATCTAGTTCTAATGCGTTAAAGTTTGATATTACACCAACACCTACGGCAACTGAAACTATTGGTTTTGAGTATGTAAGTAGTCATTGGAATCAAAAGACAGATGGTACATCACAAGCAGCTTTTACTGTTGATACTGATACAGGCATATTAGATGAATTATTGATAGAATTAGGTGTTACCTGGCGATTTAAACAGATGCACGGCTTAGACTATGCAGAAGATTACAGGCAGTATCAACTAGAAGTAAGACAGGCAATATCACGTTCTGGTGGTTCACCGACAATTAGTCTTGATGATGCAAGACGATTAAGGGTAAGTCCATACAGTTATAACTTGCCTGATAGTGGCTATGGAAGTGTTTAATGCTACAACCTATACAAACGGCAAACAGATATAGAGTTAAATCTGCATCTATACCTGCACCTGTTGGTGGTCTAAACTCAAGAGATAGTTTAGATGCTATGCCACCGACTGATGCACTTGTTATGAGTAATTTCTTTCCGACTGTCGAAAAGATAACAACAAGAGATGGTTTTTCTAGTTTCTGCACAGGTGTTGGCACAGGTAATGTAGAAACACTTGTGGAGCATTTTGCAGGGGCAAACAGACAGTTACTAGCTGTAGGTTCAAATGGCACGTTATATCAGATAGATTCTGGTACTGCTGTTAGTAAAAAAACAGGTCTATCAAATGGTAGATTTCAGACAACAGAGTTTAACGGCTTAACCATTTTTGTAAATGGAGCAGATACACCTTTTAGTTGGAATGGCAGTTCAGCATCAAACCTTAGTATAACATTATCTGATAGTGCTAGTGCATCGACACTAAAAGGTGTTACCACATATAAAAACCGACTTTATTATTTTACAGGAGTTGACCAAAACTTTTACTATTCAGCCACAGTTGATACGTTTCAAGGTAATTTTACAAAGTTTCCTGTAGGTTTAGTTGGTACATTTGGTGGTAACTTAATTCAGATTGGTGTTTTAACTGTCGATGGTGGTGAGGGTCAAGATGATCTACTAACATTAATGATGAGTTCTGGAGAGGTATTGGTTTATTCTGGTACTGATCCAAGTGCATCTAGCTTTGCCTTAGTTGGTACATTTAGAGTAGCAGAACCAGTAAATGAAATAAGAGCTATGGCTAAATTAGGTGGTGATTTAATTGTTGCTACAAGAGAAGGTTATTTGCCATTATCACAGGTCTTTAGACAGGATTTAATAGGTAATAGAGCAGCAGCTATAAGTGAAAAGATAAGAGGAACAGTTATTAGCCAAGTTGCTGAAACTGGTACATCTACTGGTTGGCAAATCCATGTTTCTGCTGATGGCTCAAAAGTATATTTTAATTATCCAACAGGCGATTCAACAGATACATTTAACCAACACGTTTTTAACCCTATAACAAAGGCTTGGGCTGTATTTCAGAACATACCTGCTCATGTATTTGCTAATTTTAATGGTGATACTTATTTTGGCACAACAGATGGTAAGGTTTACAAGATAGGTGGCAATGCTGATCTTACAACAGCGATTACGGCTGATATAAGTTTTGCCTATAATTATTTCGGTGATAGAGCATCATTAAAAAGATTTACAAGTATTTCACCTATGCTTGAAGCATTAGGAGATATTAACTTTGACTTTGGTGTATCTGTGGATCAACAAGCACCAACAGGATTAAATTTATCGACAAGTGTTTTTGAGAGTGATTTAGCAACGTGGGATACAGCCGAGTTTGACATAGATTTTTGGGCTGACACAGTTGGAGCAGGAATTATACAAAAACGTAAAGTCGTAGGAAGATTAGGTAGATCAGCATCTTTAAGAATTAAGGTAGCATCTGCATCACAAAAAATAAGTATTTTATCAAGTAACTTTCAATTTATACCAGGAGGGCCAGTTTAGATGCCTTATAGTAGTGGCACTTTTTCAAGAGTGCATGATTTTACAGATGATCGTGACAATGGTATTAGAATCCA